TTTGACACCCCGCGGGCATCATGTCCCGCAAAACCTGGTTCACCATCACCAACGCCGCCGATGCACCCGCTGCCGAAATCTCCATCCACAATGAAATCGGAGCCTGGGGCATCAGCGCCAAAGATTTCCTCGGCCAGCTCAAAAACATCCCGGCAGGCCGTCCGCTCACTCTTTCACTTCACTCGCCCGGCGGTGAAGTGTTCGACGGTCTTGCCATCTATCATGCGCTGAAGGCCCGCGGCAACGTCAACGTCCGCATCGAAGGCCTCGCCGCCTCCATGGCCAGCGTGATCGCCATGGCTGGCACCCGGATCGAGATGCCGCGCAATGCGTATCTCATGATCCACAACCCCAGCGGCTTCGCCATGGGGGATGCGGCCGATATGCGCCAGCTCGCCGATCTGCTCGACAAGCTCAAAGGCTCGCTCATCGCCGCGTATCGCGACCGCACCAAAAAAAGCGACGAAGACCTCACCGCCATGATGGATGCCGAGACCTGGCTCACCGGCGAAGAAGCCGTCGCGCAAGGCTTCGCCGATGAAGTCACCGATGCCGTCGCACTTAGCGCCAGCGCCTTCAAAGGCAGCCGCATCACCGCGCAGCTCACGCACCGCCCCGCTGCCCTGTTTGACACTCCCGCGCCATCCACGGCCCATGCCGATCCTGACACCCTCACCCCCGCACAAATGAAAGCACTCCTCGCTCTTGCCAAAAAGATCGGCATCGCCTTCGCCGACAACGCCACCGAAGACCAGATCCTCGCCGCCATCGACGGCTGGAAACCCGCCTTCGACATCAACATCGAAGATCCGCAGGTCACCGCCTCCATCGACCAGCGCATCGCCAATGCTCTCGTTGTCGCTGGTGCGGCCGACAAAGCCAAGATCACCGCGCTCGAAACCGAACTCGGCAGCCTCAAAGCCCTGATCACCAACGGCGCAGCCGCTGCTGCGGGTGGCACCACGCCGATCCACAACAGCAAGCCCAAGGAACAGATGAGCATCGCCGAGCAATACGCCGCCATCACCGATGCCGCCGAGCGCACGCGCTTCTACAACAAGCACCGCGATGATCTGCGCAAGCCCTCCAATCTCTTCCAGGCCGCCGCGTGATTTGACACTTCCCATCCACCTGTAACCCGCCACCCCACATCCACACGTCATCATGACCACGTTCAACGACACTCTCTTCGGCCAGACGGTCTTCCAGCAGCTGGTGGACATTCTGCTTCCGCTCAACATTTTCTCCACCGACCTCTCCTCTGAGGTCGTCGCCCCCGGCTCCGCCGTGGTGGTGCCGCTCTTCGGCAACGTGACCGCCACGTCTTTCGTGCAGGGCGCGTCCGCGTATGAAGGCACCGGCGGAACCATCAGCGCCATCACCGTCACGATGGACAAGCGCTACATCACGCCCGTCGATCTCACCCCGCAGCAGATCGCCGACAGCTCCAATGCCCGCCGCCTGGACGCCTTCGGCATGCAGCTCGCGCAGGCCACCGCGAACAAGCTCCTGCAGGACGTCTTCAGCGTCCTCACCACCACGAACTTCGGCGCGGCCGTGCTCACCACTGCTTCCAGCAGCTACAACCGCACGCAGCTGATCGAAGCCCGCAAGCAGCTCATCAGCGCAGGTGTTCGCGGCCCGAAAGCCTTCGTCGGCAACATGGCCGTCGAAGGCGCCCTTCTGGGTGACACAAACCTCGTGCTCGCCCTCAATCGCGGCGACAGCAACGCCATCAAGGAAGGCACGCTCGGCAAGCTCTTCGGCATGGACATCTACGGCACCGACGTCCTGCCCACGAACAGCATCAGCCTCATCGGCTTCTGCGCCGGGCAGGAAGGTGTCGCGGTCGCCATGCGCAACCTCGGCAACTATCTGCCGCAGGAGGAATACTCCGCGTTCGAGCAGTATGTCGATGCCGACTCCGGCATCAGCATGCTCTACACGCGCCACTGGAATCGCTCCAGCGGCAAGTGGTTCATCAACACGCACGTCCTCTTCGGTTACAGCGCCGCCGTCACCGGAGCCGTCAAACTCTTCACCACGCCGACGACCTAATCGTCAGCAAATCTCCCGCCCGTCGCGATTGGTGCTCGCGCCGGGCGGTTTCATCACTCTGGGAGCAATCCCGCCCGCGTTCGGAGCACCACCGGCGCGGGTTTTTTTATGTTTATGAGTAAAGTAACTATCCATTCAACAAATGAGATCACCTCAGAGATGAGGGATCAACTAATCACGCGTTTTTCAAACGCAATCATCGCGGCCGCTCACGAAATTGCGCAGTCGCGGAAAAAAAAGGTCAGGCTTATCACTCTTGATATTCAATGGGCATCTCCGGTGCCGGAAATTTGGTATTGGGTGGCACAAGACAATAAAGTCAAAATCGAAATCCGCTTAACCAAAACAAGCACATCCATTGCCGTTTCAGCATGAAAATCAGCCTCGCCATCATCGCCGGAAACGTGGAGCACTGGATGCCCCGCTTTCTCGACTCCTTCTCCCCGCTCTTCGATGAGATCATCGTCGTGCGCGCCATCGGCAACCAAACGCCCGATGCCACGCTCGACATCGCTGAGGCGCGTGGCTGCGTCTGCGCGTCCTACCGCAACAAACCGGAGCACGATTGGCCGCACGTCGATGACTTCGCCGCCGCGCGCAATCTCGCCTTCAAGCTCGCCACCGGCCACTACATCGCCTGGGCCGACACCGACGACGTCTATGGCGGCACGCTGGAGCAATGGCAGGCGCTGCGCAAACGCATCGCCGAGGAGCGCCCGGACGTCGTCACCCTGCCCTACGTCGTCCCCGAGGATCAGCTCCGCGTCCTGCGCGAGCGCATCCTGCGCCGCGATTCCGGCGCGTGGGTTTCCCCCATTCATGAGAGCTTCAAGGTGAACATGGAAAAGCCGCGCGTCATCGTCCAGGACGCTCCGGAGTGGCGCCACGCCACGCACAAAGACCGCACGCCGAACAACGAGCGCAACCTGCGCATCCTCGAAAGCATCCCGCCCGCCGAGCGCACGCTCTCCCACCTCTTCCACCTCTGGCAAAGCCTCCGCTTCGTCGGGCGCATCGAAGAAGGTGTGCAGATCGCGCAGCAAGCCCTCAAGCATCCCGACATCGGCCCCGAGGAAGGATACGAGCTCATGATCAACATCGCGCAGGTCGCCACGAATCCCAAAGCGCAGGAGCAATACCTCCTGCAAGCCCTCAACGCCGTCCCCTACCGCCGCGAGGCCTATGGCGAGATGGTCAACACCAAGCTCCGCCTCGCCGATCCGCGCGGAGCCCTCGCCTATGCCGAGGCCATGCACGGCCTCAGCGATCCGCCGGAATACATTTGGAATCGCCGTGGCAAATACTACGGCTGGCTCGGCGTCCAGCTCCACGCCATGGCCCTCCGCGCCAATGGCCGTTTCCCCGAGGCGGATGTGCGCGAGATCAATCATCTCAAAGCCCAGCCGCAGCCCGTCATCAGCCTCCTGCATGCCACGCGCGGCCGACCAAAGCTCGCCGCCGATGCCCGCCGGCAGTGGCTGAACCGCGCCGCGCATCCCGATCGCGTGGAGCACCTCTTCGCCATCGATTTCGACGATGGCGACAGTCTCCCGCTCTGCGTCTATCGCCACGTCATCCAAACCAACAAGGAAGGAGCCAGCGTCGGCGCGTGGAACCTCGCCGCCGCCGCCTCCTGCGGTGAGATCCTCGTCCAGATCAACGACGACTTCGAGCCGCCCATGCACTGGGATAAACTGATCGAGGAAGCCTTCACCTGCGCCGAGAAGCCTGGCAAACCCGCCGTCCTCCGCGTCTCCGATGGTCACCGCACCGATGACCTGCTTTGCATCGCCGTCATGAACCGCGCCCGCTACGCGCAGCAGGGATTCTTCCTCCATCCGCGCTTCAAAAGCGTCTTCAGCGATGACTACCACTCCTGGGCCGCCTACCGCGACGGCATCGTCATCGACGCCTCCCACATCGTCATCGAGCACCATCACCCGTTCTTCAACGAAGGCAAAGGCTGGGACGAAGTCTATGCCGTCCACAACAGCACCGAACGCTACCAACAAGGAGCCGCCATCTTCGAAGAACTCACCGGCATCTCACCCCGCAAACCTGCATGAAACCACCTCTCCTCTCCATTCTCACTCCTGCCTGCTGGGAGCGCGTCGATCAATGCCAAGACCTCGTGCAGCACATCGCCGCGCAGATCACTCCGCCATGGGCTGTGGAGCACCTTGTGCTCTATGACAACCGCCACCGCAGCGTCGGCCTGAAACGTCAAGCGCTGCTTGATGCCGCGCGCGGTCAATACATCGCCTTCGTCGATGACGATGATGCCGTGAGTGCCAACTACGTGCCCGCACTGCTCAAAGCCATCGAGAAGCACCCCGAGGCCCACGTCATCACCTTTGAGCAGCGCGCCACTTACAATGGCAAGCCCTTCAACGTCACCTTCCAGCACGGTGCCTCCGATCAGCACCTGCAGATCGACGGTCCCGATGATCAAGAGATCATCCGCGGCCCATGGCACGTCTGCGCCTGGCGGCGTGATCGCATCGCGCACTGCCAGTTCCTCGATACGAATTACGGTGAGGATCTGGCCTGGGTGAAGCAGGCGCGCATGCACGTCACGCAGGCGCATCACATCCCGCAGGTGCTGCATTTTTATCATCACGACGCGCGCACCACGCTGGCGCCGGAATTGACATCTCCATCGTAGTGTCATCACACCGCTTCCTCGGTGTTGTTTGGTTGCTCACAGGCCCGTCGCGCTCTTCATGGTTGGGAGGCGCGGCGGGTCTGTTTTTTTGACATCGCCGCCCGCGCATGACTCAGACTGCCATCGCGGCGGCCGCGCGCCGCAGCCTGCAAACCACCGCCGCGCTGCATCCGGCCAGCATCACCCTCGCCGGAAAAACCATCACCTGCGGCGGCGCGGTGGAAAATCGCGGCATCATGGAGGATGCGCGCGGCGGATTCATCCAGGGCCGCAAGGTGACCTGCCTGCTGCCTTTTGGATCGCTCACCGATGCGGATCTCATGGACAGCACCACCGGCACCGTGAAGCGCCAGAGCCTCACCGTCACCCGCGGCAGCGCATCGCAGGCCTACCGCGTGAAACGCGCCGAGGCAGACCCCACGCGGACCATGTGGACTATCGAGGCCGAGCAGGCCGTGGCGTGAGGATTTGACACCCGGCGGCGTGCATGGCTGCTACTCGCTTTCCTGATGACGTCGAAATCGCCGGTTCGCTCCGCGTGTCTGGTTCCCTCCTGCCCGCCCGTGCTCGTGGCGAGCTGGCGCAGGACAATGAAGTGCAGATCCCCATTCCGTTTTCGCAGCTTCGCGTGTGGGATGCCTTCGCCACGGCCATCGGCACCGCTGGCAGCGACGATCTCGGCATCAGCAGCGGCGGCACCTGGGGCACCAATGCGCCCTACATCACCGCCGGCGATGTGAAAGCCGCAGGCGCGACCACGCGCCGCGCGCGCTTCCTTTACACCCTGCCGCCGGAGTATGTCAGCGGCGAAACGGTGCGCATCGTCGCGCATGGCGGCATGATCACCACCGCGGCCGATACGAGCTGCACCGTGGACTTTGAGGCTTACGAGATCAACAAATCCGGCGGCGTCACCGGCAGCGATCTGGGCACCACCAGCGCCACCACGATCAACAGCACCACCTTCGCCGCCAAAACCTTCGAAGTGAACGCCGCCGGCCTCGCCGCGGGCGATGTGCTCGACATCCGCATGACCATCGCCTGCACCGATGGCGCGACGGCCACCGCCGTCATCCCCGCCATCGCGCACCTGGTCATGGCGATCGACATCAAAGGCTGATCCGCCATGAAGCCCCGCATCCGCATTGACGCTGGCAAGCTCAAAGCGGCGTTTCAGAGCTTCAGCGCCACGCAGAAGCAGGCCATCCTCGAAAAAACCGTGCGCACCGATGCCATGGGCTTCGTGCGCGACATCGTCGCCATCACGCCGCCCGGCAGCCAGGGCGCTCCGCTGATGAGCGGCAGCAAGGGCGAGCGCGCCGTGCAGCAAGGCCTCGCCAAAATCCGCTCCGATGCGCACCGGCTCTTTGTGCCGATGCAGCCTTTTGTGATGATCCGCGCGGCAAAGAATCCCGGCAGCGGCGAATACGTGCGACTCTGGCGCGATGACGATGGCAGCATCGTCGGCTGCCCGCGCGTGTATTTCCAGCCCGGGGCCACGGTGGACCAGCTCCGCGCCCATCACCGCGCCGCCTTTGTGCGCGGCCGCATCCGCGCCCGGCCGATCAAGCTGCAAAAGGAAGGCAACTGGGCGCTTTTCCGCGCGCCCGTCATCCCGCGCCCCGCCTTTGAGGAATTCGTCACTTTCCAGCAGGCGAAGATTGGCATCCTCGCTGGAGCCTGGGCCGAGGCCGCGGCGAAGCTGAAGGTGCGCCTGCCCGCCATCGCCAAACGCCACGCCAGCGGTGCCTGCCAGATCCTCATCGGAGCCGACAGCTACCGCGTGCGCATGACAAACACCGTCAGCTACGCCAGCGACGCCGATCTCAAACGCCGCGCTGAATTCGTGCTCGATAGCAACAAGCGCCGCAAACGCCTCGCCACCCGCATCAAAGCCGAAATCACCGCGGTGCTGAAGCGGAAACTGAAATGACACCGCGTGCTCCTTCGCCATGCCCGACACCGACCACACCCCGCTCAATCACAAACTCGAGGCCGCCCTCGCCGCCTACCTCATCAGCGTGCGCAGTGATGCCGGGCTCGGCACCACGCAGATCGTGGCCAGCTTTGACGATGTCACACTCCAGACGCCGCGCATCGTCGTCAGCTGCGATGCCATGAGCCCGCGCACGATTGATCTGCCCGGTGTGATGGATTGCGCCGTGGAAATCGTCTATCACAGCCAGCGCGACACCACCATCGCCGCGCACAAGACCGCCGCCGCGAAGCTCACCAGCTGGCTGCACGATCTCGCCGCCGTGCAGACCGCCCTCAGCGCCGCCGACGGCCTCCACTGCTACCACGTGCAGTTCACCGGCCTCCGCTTCGAATCCGCCGCCGATGACGGCACCCACCAGACGCTGCACGGCCTGCAAATCACCGCGCAAGGAGCCAGCGTGTAGCTGGAATGACGAACAAAGAGCTCGCCAACTGAGCCTTGGCGAAGTTTGGCGCAGCGGAGGTTCGCCATCCCTCATTCGTCATTCCGCCTCTGGCGGCCGTTTGACACCCCGCGCCCATCACACCCTCCACCCTTTACTACCCGCCATGGCCGCCACTTTTCTCGGAACCGCCTCCGTCCTCGGAATCTCAGCGCAAACCGGCATGATCCTGCAATCGCAGGAGGAAGCCTTCACCTCGGAAAACAAGTGGGTCATCGATGAAGCCGGTGAAAAAGTCGGCATGGCCATGTGGGGCGATCAGCTCGCCGTGAGCCTGGAGGCGCTGGTGCCCTCCTCCAGTGCCTTCTCGAGCCGCCTCGCGGCGAATCTGGTGCTGGCCAATGCGCCCTCCGATTTCTACCGCGGCGCACCCTCCAGCGGCTTTGGCGACACCGTCGTCACCGGCGTCACCCGCCGCCGGCAGAGCGCGGACTTCCACACCTTCGCGGTGCAGCTGCTCGCCTCGCCCTTCATGAACGTCTCGTAACCGTTCACTCGCCCTTCCCCGAGATATGCCCCCATCCGAACGATTCATCCAAGCCGCGCGTCCGCCTCAAACATCGGACACGCGGCTTTTTGTCGCCCTCGTCACCCTCGGCATTGAGCCGCAGGAAATGCCCGCCATTTACAGCGGCGAAACGCCCGACGGCAAACCGCGCATGACCTGGACGCTCGCCCCCGTGAGCAAATGCGGCCAATTCAAGACGCGCGAGATGATGGAGGCCTGGCACAGCGCGAAGTGGATGCTGAACAACCCCGAGCACCCGCTCGCCTACCTCAAAGCCTTCTGCGAGAACCTCAACATCGCCGTCGATCACGTCAAAGACCCGCAGCACCAGATGATGGTGGTCCGTGGCCGCGGCGGCAAAGTCGCACTGCTCTCCCCGAATGACCCGCGCGCCACGCGCGAGACAATGCTGCGCATTTTGAAACGCTAAAGCCATGGCCGCACTCTCCCAACTCATCGCCGATGAAAAACGCATGACCGATGCGGAGCACCGCGAACTCGTCAGCCGCGGCTACAAGCCCAGCGTCGTCGAATTCCTCCACGATCGCGGCTTCCGTGAAGCAGGCACCATCTGCCATGACGATCACAGCAAAACCGTCTCGTTTCTCCGTCAGACGCATTACCCGCACATCCACATCCCCGTGGAGCCCGGCGACGATCTCGACAACGTCATCACCGCCATCTACGATGCCGGGCACCTCGACGGAGGCGACCGCATCGCCATGCGCTGGCAATCCTTCGAAGCCGCCGTCAAACGGCCACGCCGCCCCTCCGAAACCGAGCGCAGCCTCGAGCAGCGCCTCAAAGCCCTCGAAGACAAACTGAGCACCGAACGCTGAGCCAATCTCCAATCTCCATTTTCGATTTTTCAATCTTCAATTTCCGCCCGCATGCCCCCGATCCGCCCCCTCTCCGCCGCCAGCTACGCGCTGCTGAACAAACTGGAGTGCCCCATGATCGTCACCGAGGCGCAAGGTTTCGCCGCTATGCAGGAAGCGGCCGTGATGTGGCACTTTGTCCACACGCAGCCCATTGAGCAGATCGAGGCCTTGGAGGCCGATCTGGACGCGCTGCGCGCCGCCATCCGCCGGCATGGGCATGAGCTGGCGATGGACGCGCTGCCGCCGCTGTGGAAGCGCATGGCAGCGGAGCTCGGCCGCATGCGGGCCGCGTTTGTGGAGGTCGAAAGCGAGGGTGGCAGCCCTTTGGACTAGACGACTCCGACGAGCCAGACCCCGGAGTCGCCTTGATCTGGCATGGCGTGCGCCACGGGCACTCGCCGCGCGCCGTCGGCTGGGAATGGCCGATCTGGCAGACGCTCGGCTTTGTCCACGCCGAAATGCGCCGCAACGGCATGCACACCTACAAAGTCCACGGCCGCACCCGCATCGACCTCGATGCCCCGCCGCCGCCGTTGGATCTCGATCTGGAGTGGCCGCCGCCGGAGGTGGAATGAGGAATGAGGAACGCTTAAATCCTCCCACCATGACCGTCGCCGCCACTCCGCTACTAACTGGACTTCCTGCCACCCTTCCGGCTCGACTCGGGGCGGGTCATGGTTGGGAGCGATGTCTTGTTGTGCTTCTTCATTTGCTGGGTGACGTGTGCCTCAAGGATTGGCTGCAACCACGAAGCGGGGCCGCTGCGGATGATCCAAGTGTGTGCGGTGGATACAGAGCATCCAAGGCAGGCGGCAAGTCGGGTGGCACCCAAGGCAAGGCATTCGTTCCAGGTCATGGGCAAATCATACCCCGAAAAATAAAATGCGCAATGCGTAAAATAAATCTTGCAAAGGGATACGCAATGCGTATCCCTTTGCGCATGTCCAACACCAACCACATCGCCACCATCGCATTCTTCGCCGCTACCGACGCAAAAACAAAAACCGAGATCCTGGCAGCAATCGCCAAGCACTACGGAATCAGCGAATCGGAAGCACTGGAAGAAGTCACCGACGAAGAAGCCGAGAACCTTCTCGACTACCTCACCGGAAGCATCCGCACCGCTACAAGTCTACTCATGAAACGCCACGGCATCGCCGCCTGATAATCCAGCGGGGTTCGATCCCCCGCCTAACCTGCCAACAGATGAGCAAAACACCAGAAACTGACGAAGCGTGGGAAAATGAGCATCCGCTGCACCGGCTATCGGACAACGAGAAGCGGGAACTCTGCGGTAAATTCGAGGCCGAAGTCGAACGACTCAAGACGGCTCTGAACCGCGCCGCAAAGTGGGGCATACGCTCCGATGGATTCAGCGGGGAGGTTAGCGATTCTCTGCGCGTGTGGATCGACGGCGGGATGGTCGGCGATCCGCCAGAGGTGCCGTCTTATTATCCTCAGCACAACAAGGAAGCTCATCAGCCGAGCCTTAGCGAGGACTGATGCAGCGGACGTTCGCCGCTTGTCACTGCGGCTCATTCGGCATTCCTCATTTGTCATTCCGTGCAGCGGCCTGTTTGACTCCGCCGCTGGGTGAATGTCACAAGTCACCGTCGAGATCGGCGCGGATGCCGCCGCCTTCCAAAGAACCGTCAATGGGCTGCCTCAGAGCGTCAACCGCGTCGCGGGGCAGATGCAGGCCGCGTTTGCGGGCATCGGATTCGCCGTGCTGGCAAAACAGGCGCTTGAAACGGTGACCAGCATGGACCGCCTCCGCCGCGGCATGACCACGCTGGAGGGCAGCGCGCAGGGCGCGGAGGCCCGCCTGCGGGAGCTCCAGGAGGCCGCGCAGCTCCCCGGCGTGGACTTCGAGCAGGCCGTGAAAGCGGACATCAAACTGCGCAGCGTCGGCATGAGCGCGGAAATGAGCAAGGCTAGCATCATCGAGATGGGCAATGCGCTCTCCCTCGCTGGCGGCACAAGCGCGGATCTCGAGGGCGTGGTCCTGGCGCTCACGCAGATCATTTCCAAGGGCAAAGTCAGCGCCGAGGAGATCAATCAAATCGCCGAGCGCGTGCCGCAGGTGCGCGCCGTGATGAAGGACGTCTTTGGCACCGCCGATACCGAGGCGCTGCAAAAGATGAAGATCGACGCGGAGGACTTCGTCAACGCGCTCATCGGCGGATTCAGCAGCCTGGACCGCGCCACGGCGGGGCTGGATGAAAAGATGAGCGACTTCCGCACCGCGATCATGCTGGCCACGGATGCGCTGCTGAGCGGTCTTGTCGGTGAAGGGGTGAATGGCATGAGCCAGTTAGGCGATGTGCTCAATGACAACATCGATCTGCTCAAGGATCTTGGCTCGATCGCGCGGGAAACCGTGGGCTTAGTCGGCGAGGCCATCCGTGGCATCAAAGAGCACTTCACGGCGGAGGCCATCGTCATGGAGGCCGCTGGTGCCGGCATGAGCGAAAATCAAATCCGCAGCATCTTCAAGGGCATGGAGCAGTTGCGCGGCTTGCAGCAGGCCATCAAAAACAAAACTTATGTGTCCGGCGATCCTTTTGGCACTGGATTCATGCCGATGGGAGAGAACAATCCTTTCGCGCGCAGCATGACGCCGCGCGCTCCTGGCGCGAAATTCACCCCGCCCTCCACCGAGGGCGGCAGCGGTTTCTTCAATCAAGCGGGCGGCATCTTCAGTGAGCTTTCGCGACTCATAGGGCCAGCGGCTCAGGCGATGGCCAATGTGTTGATGCAGCAAAGCAAAGGCCTGCAAAGCCGCGCCAGCGCGCTCGGTGAGGCGGCCTTCTCGCCGTTGCGTGGGGATGTGGACACGTCCTTTGGTCGCGGGCGCAGCGTGAATCCGCTCACCAACGGCGCGAGCCGCCAGATCTCCGAAATGATGCGCCAAAGCGCCATCTTGGAAAAGCAAGCCGCAAAGCTCGACACCTCCAACGCCACCCTCAAAAGCATCGAAGCCGCGCTGAAAGCGCAGCGCTTCACCTACAACTGATTCTCTTCATGGCAGCCACCCATCACGGCACGATCACCACCACGAATCCGGGCGCGCAGACGCAAGTCAGCGGCACGGATGGCGTCACACACAGCATCATCAAAACGATGACGCACGAGGAGGCCCGCGCGCAGACCACGCACCCGCTGATCGGCAGCAGTATCAACGTGCAAGGCAGCGTGGTGACGCTGCTGAATTTTCAAATCAGCTACACCGAGGGCAATCTGGCCACGGTGGTTTACAATTACGGTCAGTCGGTGGCCTCCGATAGTCCGGAGGTGCAAAACGGCAACCTCGCCTATCCCGGCCGCCTGCCCTCCGCAGTGACGGAGTTCTTCGAGCTGGATGTCGGCATGGAGGCGGTAAGCATCCTGCGCGTCAGCCGCTATTCAGGTCTGAGCACCAGCGACCGGCAAATCCTCGCCATGATGATTCAATCAGGCGTGCTTGATGGCGAGGGCACCGCGCGGCGCGATTCGCTGAGCAGCGATGCCCGTGCGCAGGAGTGCGCCAGCAAGATCGAATCCGGCACCGTTAGCGTGCTCAAACGCAAATGGATCTGGCGGTATCGCAAGCTCAACACGAATTGGAGCATCAGCGGCAATCTCGGCAAAATCGCGCAACCTTACGGCCCCGCGCCGCCCATCGATGGCAACTGGCTTTTTGTCGGCGTCACCGGCAATGGATGGGACGGAGGCGCGCTCGAGCTGACCGCCACATGGGAAAGCAGCCCGGAGGGCGATGAATGGGATGAGGATCTTTACGCACCATGATTGAAACCCTGCCCATGCCGATGCCGGGAGATCCGGTGAAAGCGGATCACATCCGCACGCTCAGCCTCGCGCTGAAAAAGCGCACGCCTCAGCCCTCGCCGAGTCTGCGGCTGAAAAGCACCGCGAACGGCTTCACGTATGAGTCCGTCATGAACGGTGGCGGCCCTGGCGGCAGCGTCGGCGAATGGCACAACTTCCAGCCCTCGCGCGTAAATGCGGAGCTCATCACGCTCAGCCCTGGCACCATCAATGGGAACTACCCCACCATCGGCGGCACCAGCATCAACACCGATCCGCGCCCGCAGCTCACCATCGTCGGCACCACCGGCACCACGAACATCGTCTATGCCGTCGTCACCTTCACGCTGACGACGGACAACGGCTTCGTCACCGGATTCACCGGCAGCAGCTACACGATCGAATCCTACACCTCCGCGCAGAGCAACACCGCCACGAAACGCTACATCGAGCTTTTCCGCTGGCGGAATGGCGCGCTGCTTTCCACCACGCAGTATTGGAACATCGGCCTTCGCGCCGAGGATAGCGGCAGCGCCAGCAGCACCGCCGTGTGGGTGCAGTGGAATTCGTGATCTGCCGCCGCCATGCTCCCCGTCCGCTATCCCACCAGCAGCAACAACCGCACGCCCCCGCAGCGACAGGCGCTGGTCTATTCGGAGTTCACCTACACCGACGCCTTTGGCACCATCAATGCCAAGCGCAAAAACGTCGTGCGTGGCAAAGCGCTCACCACCGCCGGCACCACGATCTCGAATGCCTACAATCAGGAAAGCGCTGTGGACATCGAGGTGCAGGGCTACCTGATGCCCGTGAAGATCAAATGGACCAAGGACACCTACACCTTCGTCGCAGGCTTCGGCACCGTCACCGCCACCGCCGAGGAGGAGCAGAATCTCACGAGCAGCAATTCCTTCACGCTGAATGTCCCGTGGGCCGGAGCACAGCCAGCGAACGGCCTTTGGTATCTGAAACGGAACTTCCGCATCAGCCGCCTTTTTTGACATCCACGCGCACGCGTGACGATCACGGCCTATCTCAACTCCCGCACCGGTGCCATTCTCAACAGCCAGGGCGGCCACGCGCCGCTCGGTGGCCGCGAAATCTGCGCCGGCATGCCCCCGGATACCGCCTTGCAGCTCCAGCTCGGCGACACGCCCACCCTGCGCCTCCGTGTTTTCGATCCCTGGGAGGACGACAGCGTCACGCTCCTCGCCACCGACACCGTGCTCACCGCCACGCTGAAGGCGTGGAACGATCACAATGGCGACGCCCTCGCCCGCATCGCCGATGACGATTGGGACAAGCCCGCCACCACCAGCGACAACGCGCAGGCCGATCTCACCGACTCCCCCGGCGGCTTCTACGTCGGCACGCTCGATCTCAGTGGCGACGACCTCGCCGCGCTCATGCCCGCCGGCACGGATCGCTTTTACTGCCACCTCCAGGTGGAAACCGTCACCGCCGCCGGTGCCCGCCAAAGCAGCCCGTGGATTCCCGTGCTGATCCTCAGTGACATCTGCCGCGACACCGACACCGCCCCCACCAGCAGCACGCAGCCCGTGCCGAGCGCGCCGCTTTACTACAAAGCCATCACCGCCCTCACCGGCGGCGGCACCACCGCCCTCGATGGCATCTCCACCGTCGGCAAAGCCAAACTGCTCGTCGAGCTCTACGTCGATGACGAGATGCAGACCTGGCGCTTATTCGAAGCCACCACCGCCGAAGACGCCGCCAACGGCATCGTGCGCCCCGACGACTACAACGCCTCCACCAACGCCCAAGTCTGGAAGCGCCTCCGCTAACATTCCCCCGTCAATCCGGTCAACCTCGTCAACAACGTCCATGAAACGCCTATTCCTCTTCATCCTACTCCTCGCCGCCATTGCTTTTGCGCTACTCCCCACGCTCGCCCTCGCTCAGACCAAAACCGTCAACAAAACCATCAGCAACAACGGCCTCACGGAATCCCTCGTCGTCCCCACCGGCAAAACCCTCACCATCGCCAGCGGTGCCACCATCAACGCCGCCACCGGCAGCACCATCACTGGCTTCACCGCCAACGCCGTTTGGGGCGGCATCACCGGCACACTCAGCGCGCAGACCGATCTGCAAACCGCGCTCGATGCCAAAGCCTCGCTCACCGGCACCTACAGCGATCCCGCGTGGCTCACCGGGCTCGCCTGGTCAAAGCTCGGCAGCGTCCCGGCCGCCGTCACCGCCCTCGGCACCGCAGGCCTCGGCACCGGTGTGCTCACCGGCGATGGCACCGCCTACAGCTACCTCGGCATCACCACCAATCCGCGCGACAACGCCGATGCCGGAAAACTCGTGAAGACCGATGTCGTGGGCAACATCTCCGCCAAATCCATCCTCAGCCAGTCCGACGATCTCGCGAACTCCGCGTATCTGAACGGCGGCCTCATTCAAATCAGCAACGTCACCGGCACTTGGAACCTTCAGCCCTCCGCCTCCAGCGGTCTTTTCACCCTCAGTCTGCCCGGGGAAACCGGCACCCTTCTCACCGATGTGAGCGCGCTTTCGCTCGGCAAACTCGAAAGTGCCGGTGCCACCGATACGCAGGTCCTCACGTGGAGTGATGCCAACTCGCAATGGGAGCCAGCCACAGTGCTCAATCTGATC